GCAAATGGCGCGGCGGCGCGGACTTCGACAAGGCGACGCTGCACAAGATGCTCACCAACGTCACCTACCTCGGCAAGGTCACGTACAAGGGCGACGTGTTCGAAGGCGAGCACGAGGCGATCGTCGACGATGACCTGTTCGCGCGGGTCCAGGGGCTGATCGCCCGCAACCGCAACACCGGCGGCAAGCACGTCCGCAACAAGTACGGCGCGCTGCTCAAGGGGCTGGTCCGTTGCAAGCACTGCGGCTGCGCGATGGGCCACCACTACTCGCAGCGCGGCAACAAGCGGTATCGCTACTACGTCTGCATCCGCGCCCAGAAGAACGGATGGTCGGCGTGCCCCGCCCCGTCGCTGCCCGCAGTCCAGCTCGAGGACTTCGTGGTCGAGCAGATCAAGTCCGTCGGCCGCGACCCCGGCGTGCTGGCCGACAGCCTGGTCGCCACGCAGCAGCACATGCAAGCGGAGATCGACGCGCTCGTCGCCGAGCGGAAACAGGTCGAGAACGAAGTCCGCAAGCACGGACGCGCCGTCGGCGAGCTCGCGCCGCGCGCGGGCTTCGATGAAGACGCCACGCGCCAACTCGGACGCCTGCAGGACCTGATCCGCGAGCGGCAGACCGACATCGGCGGGCTGAACGAGAAGATCGCCGTGCTCGAACAGCGGATGCTTGAGCCGGACGAACTGGCCGGGGCGATCGAGTCATTCGACCCGCTGTGGGAATCGCTGCCGCCGGCGCACAAGGAGAAGCTCATTCGCCTGCTGGTCGAGCGCGTCGAGTACGACGGCGCGGACGAGTCGATCTCGCTGACCTTCCACCCCACCGGCATCCGCACGCTGACTCAGCAGCACCAGGAGGCTGACGCATGAACGACCTGACGGTGACGAAGAAGATTCACTTCTCGCTGGCCAACAAGGGTCGCCGCGAGATCAGGCCCGGCCCCGCGCCAGTGCGCGATACGTCGTCCGCCCGTGTGCCCCGTGTCGCCCGCCTGATGGCGCTGGCGATCAAGTTCGACCGGATGATCGCCGACGGCCTCGTCCGCGACCAAGCCGAAATCGCCGCCGTCAGCCACGTCACCCGCGCCCGTGTCACGCAGATCATGAACCTGCTGTCGCTCGCCCCTGACATTCAGGAAGCCATTCTCCACCTGCCGCCAGTCACGTCCGGCAAGGACCCGATCACCGAAACCCATCTCCGCGCGATCGCCGCCGAACACAACTGGTCCAGGCAGCGGAAGATGTGGGAGCAGCTCACCACCCGCCTGCCACATTGACAGCCGCTCCGGTGGTGACACCATAATAGACAGCCCCGACGGCCCCACGCTTTCGCCGCAAGCTTCGGCAAAGCCATGTCTTGCGCGCTAACTCAAGTCTGGCGCGCCAGTTGCGATCAACACCGAGTTGGGGCCAAGGACTGAGCCCCGTCTCACCTTCTACCTGTCTGGCCTCTTCGGGGTCGGCGCACGGAGGCTGATATGGCCAGCAATACAGCAACCGCCTCATCGGTCAGACAACCGTCAGCCCAGAACGGTCCCGAATCTATTGCTCGCGACTACTGGGAAAACGAACTCGAACTGGACATTACGGACGCTTTGCGTCGCGCTGAAGACCCTGGCCAACGGGGCACTTGGCTCGACAGTCGTACGCGCAGGCAGACCAACGTTCTGTGCCAGGTTCTCGGCGTTGACGGGGGCCGCCGATTCAAGGACAAGCGAGCAGCGCTGGCGCGTTGTGACGGCCAGTTGACGCCGTTTTGCCTGATTGATCATTTCGCCCGATTCAAGGGCAAGTTCACTGTTGCGGACTTAGCCGCCAACACCCTCAGTCCCGACACCCTTGACTTGTGCCGATGTAAGAATGAGGGCACCTATGACACGATTGCCCTGATGTATGCGCTGTTCAACGCCGATCCTGACAACCTGCGGAAGCTGTTTCACCTAGACAAGATTCACAAGTCCGGCTTTGCGCGAATGGCGCTGAAGCAGAAGGTCCGTCAGCCCGACAAGTCGTTCGAGGAGTTTCTCAAGCCGAAGCAGGCGAATCAGATTCTCGAAGCGTTCGACAAGCAACAGCGAGATCTGCGTCAGAGCCAGCTCAAGAACATCGTCCGCCACAACCATCACCATCTGGTATTCATCCGCCGACCGGAGCGCCATCAGTACATCATCCGCGAGGGGCGGATCGCTCACGGGCATCGTGTCGAATGGATCATCCTTGACTTCGCTGACAACGCGCGCCGCGTCAACATCTCATCGAACAGCAATGAGGTGCCGCTTCAGATCGCCAACGCGCTCGCGTCGGCATACTTCGGCAAGGATGTTCAGTACGACAACGAGTGCGAGATCACCTACGAGAAGCAGATTCAGAACCTGTTCGATCAGCTCAAGGCTGGCAATTGTGAGGGACTACAGCTCGTCGACATCGATGTCCACGGCTCGCCTCTGCACGGTGCGGACCTGCGCCTGGCGCACGACGATCCCGACGTGGTGCAGCGTGCGATCGCCGCCCTCGAGCGTGACCACAGCAGTCTGACGGCTCACATCGGCCGCATCGCCAAGGTCAAGCTGATCTACCTGGACAAGCGGATCGACATCAAGTTTGAGCAGTTGGCCCCGAATGGGGACGAGTACATCGTCCGGTACATGGACCATCGGTTGAACGCTTCGATGCGAAAGCGATTTGAAGATTTCATGAGGGACACACATGGCATCCCGATCCTCTCGACTGAAAAACGGTTCGCGCGTAACGCGTGAACACGCGGTTGCCCTGTTGGAAGACGGCGCGCGGATCGATGGTCCCAGCGACGCACTCGTCGGCGCGGCCAATCAACTGCAGGACGATGGCCTCATTGAGGCGCGGATGCGTGAGTACGTGTGCTGCTCCGAACCGCGCGACCGGGATTTCCCACCGCGCAATCGACACTGCGATGGACGCATCTTTCTCGATGATGGTCAGGACGAGGACGGCGATGATATTCGCTGCCCCCGGTGCGAGCGGCCCGTTCATCCGTATCGCCTCGACAAGCTGCGCCATCGTGTGCTTCAGGTATCCGTGCAACAGGTCGGTGCCGTCGCCTGGATTCGGACGAAGCTGGAGGGAATCTCCAGCGACGTGCGGGACATCGGCGATGGCGCGTTCCGTGTCGACGGGTTCGGCGACCTCGGCGTGATCGTCTGCGTCGTGGATGCCGACGGCCGTCCGGACAGCAAATTCAACACGCGCGACTACGCTGCCACGAACCCGATCTGCTACATCACCATCAACCCCAAGGCTCCGGAGGGACGGTTCATCAAGGATGATTGGGTCTGCCGGACCACGCTCGTCGACCTGATACTCGGCACCACCGATCTGCGGAAACTGCTGTCCTCGGTGGCAGAGTCGTCGCCGCCCAATTCGGTCGGAAAGGCCGACCTGCCCGTGTACGCCAAGGGGCATGTGCTCATCCAGCCTGAAGAGACGCCGCATCCCGGACGGCGTTTCCATGTCGAACTCGGTGACGGCGTCGTCCGAATTGACGGTGAGATCGTTGTCAACCCGCAGGCGGGACCGCGTCTCAAAGTGTTCCGCATCTTGTGGAAGCATTTCATCGAGGACCTATCGAAGGGCCTGCCTGCAAATGAGTTCCGCGCGATCAACATGCGTCGGCTTTTAAAGCTCATGGAGGACGAAGGGCACCGCTACAACGATGAGACGTCGCTGCGCAAGGTGATCAACAACCTCCAGTCCGACATCGAGACCGCCGTAAAGCGCAAGCTTGGGCTGCCGATCAGCCGCGAGGACATCGTGCAGACGTGCCGCACGGCCAGTCAGGCGGACACCGCCGGCGGCTACCGGCTCAACCCATCTTCCGTGTCGATTCGCCCGTTCCAGGCGTGAACGCACCAGACCTGTCTTAAGAATCTGAGACCTGTCGCTAAGTCCCGGACGAACCCCCGATTTCTCAGGGGTTCGCGGGGTCAACCTGTCTCATTGCGGCCGGACCTGTCCTCCAAGGTTCGCATATATCGCTGTGGAATGACTCCTGTGAATCGCGGCCGCTGAAGCGTCCGCAACGCCTCTTTCATAGGAGTCCAAGTCATGGACAAGCGACAGTTGTCACGGCCGAAACGCTGGCTGATCGAGCGGTGCCAGCAGATCAACTTCGGCAGCATCACGCTCTACGTGTGCGGCGGCGAGCCGGACCTCGACCGGCCCCACCGCACCACGCGCACGCTCAAGCTCGCCGGCGGCGTCAAGGGGCCGAGGCCAGAACTCGGCCGGCTCGACTTCGAGTTGCGGCGCGAGCACATCGCGCTGCTGGCGCACCTTGAAGCGCTGCCCGATGGCACGCGCGTGAAGGTCAAGATCGCGCACGGCCTGCCTGGCGCATCGATCGACATCGAGGAAGACCACCAGGCCGCATAAGGGCACAGGCCACAACTTACCAGACATCAGGCAACTAACCGGCCGCACAGCGGAGGCGTTGCGGGTGTCGCGGGAAACCGCGAACTCGCAACGCCTTTTTCGTTTGCCTGTGCCCTGCGGCTCTTTCCGTCGACACCCGCGCGACCTCCTCGGCCCATGAGGAGCTCGCCCGTGAGCGACACCACTCAGAAGCATCACCACGTTCAGAACCCAATCGACGACTACGCCCTCGCCCGGATCGATTTCCGAGTGAGCAAGCTACGTTCCCAATTCGACCTGTCCGAACATGACCAGGAGGACATGCGCAACGACATGGTGGTCGAACTGCTTCAAGCGTTCGACCGCTTCGACCCGCTCAAGTCGAAACGCGAAACGTTCATCAATCGCGTGCTCGACCGCTTCGTGCTGTACGTCATGCGACAGCGCTGCACGCAGATGCGGCGCTCGTGCGACAGCCCGAGGGGCTTCGATGACGTCAGCACAGGCTTTCAGCCGTGCGGAAACGATCCCGCTCACGGCGAGCGCGACGAGCAGGGTTACCGCGACCTGCGGCTCGACCTGCCGGACGTGATCGCACTGCTGCCCGAAGACCTGCAGCGCATCTGTCACGTGCTCAAACACAAGTCGGGGCGCGCGGCGGCGAAGGAGCTGGGCATCGGCAAATCTACGCTGTACCGCGCCGTCGCCGACATCCGCGAGCATTTCAGGAAGCTCGGCTACGCCGGCGTCGGCGACAACGGGTGGGACACATCCGTCCCGGCTGCAGATGTAGAGGGTACCCCCAACGAAGGCGAGGTGCCCCAGTGAACAGCGACACGCTCCACATTGATCTCAACGTCCTCGAAGCCGAACCGGCCGAGGCATACCACGCCAAGGCCAACGAGTTCCTGAGCAGCCACCAACTGCTCGATTTCATGAAGTGCCCGTGGCTGCACTTCAAGAAGCGCAACGGGCTGATCGAGGACATGGATTCGCCGGCTTACCTGATCGGCCGCGCGGCGCACGTCCGCATCCTCGAGGGGCACGACGCCTACCGGACGTCGTTCGCTCTCGGCGGGCCGATCAACCCGAAGACGCAGCGCCCGTTCGGTGCCAACACCAAGGCGTTTGCCGAGTGGGCGCAGGCACAGGGCAAACCGGTCCTGTCGCACAACCAGGTCGACCTCATCGAGAACATGGCCAGCGGCGTCTCGATGAACGACGAGGCGGTCGATCTGCTGCTCTACGGGCGCGCCGAGGGCGTGGTGCGCAACGAGTACTGCGACACGCCGTGCCAGGTGCGCATCGACTGGACGCACCCGCACCGGGGCATCGTCGATCTCAAGACGTGCGATGACCTGACGTGGTTCGAGGCCGACGCCAAGCGCTACCGCTACGTCCACCAACTCAGTTTCTACCAGGCCGTGCTCGCCGGCGCGATCGGCGAGTACCCCCGGAATGTCCCCGTCCACATCGTGGCCGTCGAGAAGAAGGAACCGTTCCGCTGCGGGGTCTGGCGCGTCAGCGACGACGCGCTGGTCATCGCGCGGGGCGAGAACGAAGCGGCCATCCGACGGCTCATCTCCTGTCAGGCGAACGGTCACTGGCCGACCGGCTACGAGGAAATTCGCCTCCTCGACGTTCCCTGACGCAGTGCCGACCGGGCGGGATGGCGTAGCGGCCCGGCCGCTGAGACTCCCCGCGCCCGCCCGGCGCGTAAGCCGTGAGAGCGCGATACGGCAGGGGTTGACCATGGCCCTTCTCCGCTCGCCCGGTCGCAGCGGGTGCCGATCCACGGATGCGACCACCCCGAAGCGCCCGGTTCGCCGGGCGCATTGCGACGGAAGCTCCCGCCGGAGGGAGCGTGAATCACGGCGATTTCGCCTCGCCGCCACGTCGGGCTGGCTGCCGTGAGCTTCAAGGCCCGCTCGGGTTCGATCCCCGGCCGTCGCATTCGCCGGCCAGTGAATGACAGCACAAACGCAAGACCAAGAGGACAGCCATGACACAGAACCATCGCAACAACGACCCACCGACTTCGGCATTGGCCGGCCGCCAAATCGAATCCAGCGGCGTGGCCCGGATGCAGCGCAGTCGTTGTCTCGAAGCGGTGATCGAAACGCCCGGCCAGACGGCGCGCGAGATCGAAGACCGCATCGACGTCAAGGCGCACAAGCGGCTGCCGGAACTGCGGGAGGCCGGGCTGGTCGTCAACGGTCCGATCCGCACCTGCCGCGTCACCGGTCGCCGCGCCATGACCTGGCTTCCCCTCAACCACAGCAACACCAACGCAGGAGCACACGGATGTCACTGATCAAACAGGTTCATCACGGTCGAAAGCACAAGCCGCCCCGGCTGCTGGTTTACGGCACCGAAGGGATCGGTAAATCCACCACGGCGGCGCAGGCACCGGGCGCGATCTTCATCCCCACCGAGGACGGCCTCGGCGAGATCGACTGCGCCAGCTTCCCACTTGCACACAAGCTCGATGATGTGATCAACGCGATCGACGCGCTGATCAAGGAGAAGCACGAGTTCCAGACCGTCGTCATCGACTCGCTCGACTGGCTGGAGCGCCTGATCTGGGACGCGCTGTGCAAGGAGTACGGCGTCAACAGCATCGAGAAGGTCGACGGCGGTTACGCCCGGGGCTACACGCACGCGCTGACGCACTGGCGCAGCATCCTGTCGGGCCTCGACGTGCTGCGCAACCAGCGCGGCATGTGCGTCATCGTCCTGGCGCACGCGAAGGTCGAGTCGTTCTCCGACCCCGAGGTCGGCGCTTACGACCGCTTCTCGCCCCGGCTCCACAAGCACGCCAACGCGGTGGTCACCGAATGGGCGGACGCGGTGCTGTTCGCCACGCGCAAGGTGATCACGCGCACCGAGGACGCCGGCTTCAACCGCACGCGCACGCTGGCGTCCGGCCTCGGCAAGGACGGCGGCGACCGTGTGCTGCGCTGCGTCGGCAGCCCGTCCTGCGTGGCGAAGAACCGCTTCGGCCTGCCCGCCGAGTTGTCGCTGTCGTGGCGGGCGCTGATGGACGCGATGACGAACACGACCGACACGACGAACCCCAACACCACCAGCCAGCAAAAGGAAACCACCAATGGCTAACCTCACCGGATTCAACGCCAACGAAGTCGAACCCACCATGTCCTTCGACCCGCTGCCCGCGGGCAAGTACGTCGCGGCGATCACCGCCAGCGAGATGAAGCCCACGAAGAAGGGTGACGGCAGTTACCTCCAGCTCGAGTACACCGTGCTTGAGGGTGCGTACCAGGGGCGCAAGGTCTGGGACCGGCTCTGCATCAACCACCCCAACGACCTGACGCAGAAGATCGCGCGGGGCAACCTGTCGGCGATCTGTCGGGCGGTCGACGTGCTGCAGCCCAACGACTCGACCGACTTGCACAACATCTCATTGACGATCTCTGTTAAGTGCCGCAAGCGCGAGGACAACGGCGAGATCACCAATGAGGTTAAAGGATACGAGGCCGTCGAGTCCAACGCTGCGCCGGCAGCGCCACCGCAGGCTCCGGCCGACAGCAATACGCCGCCGTGGAAACGGCGGTGATCGCAATTGGAACAGTGGTATCGCAGCGCAGCCTGGGGCAGGCCTTGGCTGGGCAGCGCTCGGCATTGCACGGCAAGGCACCAACTGAAAGGACTCAGCAATGAAGACGATCCATACAACCCTGCAGGGCGTTTCGCCCCTTCTGATGAACCGAATGACTGACGAGCAACTGCTCGCCTTGCACACGAAGGAAAAGCGCAAGTTTTCAGCGCCACAGCAGCCGCGCGACGTCGCGGCGGGTCGGCTCTACATGACACACGATGGCCGTCCGTATCTGCCAACCGAAAACCTCATGGCCTGCCTGATATCCGCGGGCATGTACATCAAGCTCGACGGCAAGCGGCAGATGAGCACCAGACAATCGACCCTGCTCCCCGGCTTCCTGACCATCGAAGACCCGTATCTGACGCTCGAAGGCGATGGTGAGTCCGCTCGTTGGGAGGTGGATATGCGTCAAGGACGCAATCCCAATGGCGGCGAGGCGGTGTGTATCATCCGGCCACGCTTCGACCGTTGGGCGATCCGGGCAAGCCTGGCCATCGATACTGACAGCATCTCTGAGTTGGTGATCCGGGAGCTCGTGGATATTGCCGGCAGCCGAATTGGGTTGTGCGATTTCCGTCCTCAGCGCCGGGGCATTTTCGGAAAGTTCAAGGTTACTCACTGGGAATGAATACTTCGTCCGGGAAGGCTCGGCTGGGTTAAGCACGCCCGCGCCAGGTGCGCAACGGCGATGCAATGCAAGGATACTTTGATGAAAAACGCTGAGAGGAAATTCACGCTGCCGTTCCCTCCGTCGATCAACCACTACTGGCGGAAGTGGAACAACCGCATGGTGATCAGCCGCGACGGTCGGCGGTTCCGCGCCGAGGTGTGCGAGTTGCTGACGCAGACATCCGGCCAGGGCAACGAGCCGCCCCGCGACGGGCGGATCGCGCTGTGCATGGACGCGTTCCCGCCGGATCGTCGTCGGCGCGATCTGGACAACCTTCAAAAGCCGCTGCTCGACGCGATGGAGCACGCGGGGGTCTATCTCGACGACAGCCAGATCGACCTGCTGCTCACGCGGCGTCGCGCACGACGCGAAGGTGGACAGATCATCGTCACGATCGAGGACATGCCCCTTCGGCGCTGCCCGGCGTGCGGCGCGCTGGTCAACCCGGAGGACAACTGAACATGATCGCGGCAGCCGAACAGGCCCCGCCCCCGGAAGCGTCGGCCACCACGATCACGTTGCGTGAGTATCAGCGCAAGGCGGTCGAGGCGGTTTATCACCATCTTCGAACGCGCGAGGACAACCCGTGCGTGGTCATCCCCACGGCGGGCGGCAAGACGCCGGTCATGGCGACGATCTGCCGCGACGCGGTGCAGCAGTGGGATGGCCGCGTGCTGATCCTGGCGCACGTGAAGGAACTATTGGAGCAGGCCGCCGACAAACTGCACGCGATGGCTCCAGACTTGTGGCACCAGATCGGTGTCTACTCGGCGGGCCTTAAAAGCCGTGACACCGATCACCCGATCATCGTCGCCGGCATCCAGAGCGTGTACCGGCGCGCTGCCGAACTCGACCGGTTCGACCTGATCCTGATCGACGAAGCGCACATGATCCCGCCGTCGGGCGATGGGATGTACCAACGGTTCCTGCGCGACGCGAAGGTTGTCAATCCCAACGTCAGGTTGATCGGCTTGACCGCCACGCCGTACCGCATGACCACCGGCACGATCTGTGCGCCTGCGCCCGATGGCCTGTTGAATCACGTCTGCTACGAGGTCGGCGTGCGCGAATTGATCGTGCAGGGCTACCTGTGCCCGCTGAAGACCAAGGCCGGGCGACGGAAAGCGGACTTCGAATCGCTGCACCTGCGGGGAGGCGAGTTCATTGCAGGCGAAGTTGAGGCCTTGATGGACGACGACTCGCTGGTCGCCTCGGCGTGCAGGGAGATCGTCGGCCACACGCAGGACCGCAACAGCGTGCTGATCTTCGCCGCCGGCGTGCATCACGCCCTGCACGTGCAGCGCGTGCTCGGCGAGATGGGCCACGACTGCGGGTTCGTCTGCGGCGACACGCTGCCGTTCGAGCGAGCCGAGACGCTGCAGCGATTCAAGACGGGTGATCTGAAATACCTGGTCAACGTGAACGTGCTGACCACCGGGTTCGACGCGCCGAACATTGACTGCGTGGCGATGCTGCGGCCGACGAACTCGCCGGGTCTCTACTACCAGATGGTCGGACGAGGGTTCCGGCTGCACCCGTCGAAGGAGAATTGCCTGGTCCTCGACTTCGGCGGCAACATCCTGCGCCACGGCCCCGTCGATTCGTTGCAGATCAAAGACCCGAGTTCCGGGGGTGGCGAAGCGCCGGCGAAGGAATGTCCGCAGTGCAACGCTCTGATCCACGCCGCCTACGCGGTCTGCCCGGACTGCGGATATGAGTTTCCGCCGCCGAAGCGCGAGCAGCACGACCGGCAGGCGTCGACCGCCGGCATCATCTCCGGCGAGGTGACCGAGACCGAATACGAGGTCCAGGGCGTCTACTACTCGGCGCACGTCAAGCGCGATGCGCCCGAGGGGCACCCGCGCACGCTCCGGGTCGATTACCGCGTCGGGTTCAACGACCACCGCAGCGAGTGGGTCTGCGTCGAGCATCCGCTCGGCAGTTATGCCAGGCAGAAGGCAGAGGCGTGGTGGCGCGCGCGATCGAACGAGCCGTGCCCCACCGATGCCGACGAAGCAGTCGAACTGGCGGAAGCCGGTTCGCTCGCGCCTGTTCACGCGATCACCGTGCGCCATGTCACCGGCGAAAAGTTCAACCGCCTCGTCGATTACCGGTTCGGCCCGATTCCGCCGCGCATGGACGACCCCGACGGCGGACTGGACGCCGCATCCGCCGAGTTCGACCTGCCCGACGACGACATCCCGTTCTGACCGACGAAAGGACGCTTCATTGCACAGCGATGTCCGCCAACTCACGCCGCTTGTCGACCGCGTCGCGCAACTGCTCGACGACGTCAAGGCGATCGACATCGACGACCTGGAGCGCTTGGTGCAGCACGCCCACGAGTGCGACATCCATGCGACGGATGATCCGCCGCAGCGCTTCCCGATCACGCGGCAGGCGCTGCGCATGTTCTGGATGTTCCGGCGCAACATCGAGGCGATCGACATCCGCACGGAGGTGGACGGATGATCGACACGGCGCAGCGATATATCGAGGCGGGTCTGTGCGCCCTGCCGGCGAGCCGAGCGGACAAGCGCCCGATCCGGCAGGTCGGCAAGTGGAAGCCGTACCGCACGCGCAAGCCGACCGAGGCGGAACTGGCGGCGTGGTTCGCCAACAACCCCGACGCGCTGTGCATTCTCTGCGGGCAGGCGTCGGGGAATCTCGAGGCGATGGACTTCGACGCGGCCGGTGAGCTGTTCGACGCGTGGTGGGCGAAGCTGCCGGAGGGCCTGCGGGCGAAGCTCGTCATCGAGCGGACCCGCTCAGGCGGGTGGCACGTCATCTACCGCTGCGTGATCGACATCTGCGGCAACCTGAAGCTCGCGCAACGGATGACCGAGGACGGCGTCATCACATTGATCGAAACGCGCGGCGAAGGCGGGCTGATCATCTGCGCGCCGACCGAGGGCTACGAGGTCACGCAGGGCGATTTCAGCGACCTGCCCGTGCTGACCGAGCAGGATCGGGACATTCTGCTGCAGGCGGCGTGGGAACTGAACGAGTACGTGCCCCCGGTCGTTGACGGCCCCCAAACGCCCCGGAATCCCCGGACTTCGCCACAGTCCGCCCACGTTGGCCACGTGTCGCGACCGGTCGCGGGTGCGGCCACGGATCGCCCCGGCGACGACTACAACACACGCGGCGACGTGCGGGCCGTGTTGGAAACCCACGGCTGGTGCCGGGTCAGCGATGGCGATTCCGGGGGGAACGCGCACTGGCGTCGGCCCGGCAAGAACTCGGGCACGTCGGCGACGCTGAAGCAGTGCCCGACCGGGCTGGTGTTCTACGTCTTCTCGTCCAACGCCGCGCCGTTCGAGGCGAATCAGGCCTACTCGCCGTTCGCCGTCTACGCCTACCTCGAACACGGCGGCGACTTCGCATCGGCGACGCGGGCGCTAGCCGAGCAGGGCTACGGCAGCACGGAGCCGGCGGACGATCGTGATGTCAACATCTCCGGCATCGTGACCGGCGGCCGCGACGACGATGATGACGCGGCCGACGACGATCCGTTCCCCGACCCCGGTCCGATCCCTGAGCGGCTATTCGAGGTGCCGGGCTTCATCGGCGAGGTGATGGCGTTTTCGCTGGGCACCGCGCCGTATCCGAACGTGGGCCTGTCGTTCTGCGGTGCGATCGCGCTGCAGTCGTTCCTGTGTGGCCGCAAGGTACGCGACGGCAGCGACCTGCGGACCAACATCTACCTGCTGGCGCTGGCCGGCGCGGGCACGGGTAAGGACCACCCGCGGAAGATCAACAACCGCATCCTGTTCACGATCGACCAGACGCGCTGCCTCGGCGACAAGTTCTCATCCGGCGAGGGCATCGAGGACCAGCTGGCCAAGTGCCCGAACACGCTCTATCAGAACGACGAGGTCGACGGCATGCTCCAGGCGATCAAGGCCGGCAAGGAGCATCACCACAAGTCGATGATGACCACGCTGCTGTCGATGTACTCCTACGCCAACTCGGTCTACCCGATCCGGCACAAGGCGGGCAAGGATTCGGGCGGCAGCATCGACCAGCCGCACATCACGCTCTACGGCACGGCCACGCCCAAGAGCTACTACGAGTCGCTCAGCGAGCGCATGCTCACGAACGGGTTTTTTGCGCGCATGGTCGTGGTCGATGTCGCTGAACGCAGCGAGGGTCAGGACGGCGCGATCATCGACGACCTGCCCGCCGCCGTGGTCGAGACGGCCAAGTGGTGGAACGAGAACCAGCCCTACACCGAGCCGGGCAACCTGCGCGGCGAGCACCCGAAGACGGCGATCGTGCCGTACACCGACGACGCGCGCGAACTGATGAACGGGTTTCGGGCGCTGTGCGACGGCGAGTACCGCAAAGCCCCGCGCGAGGACGAGGTCACGCGGACGGTGTGGGGCCGGGGCAACGAGAACGCGCGCAAGCTGGCGCTGCTGTACGCCTGCAGCAAGAACCGCGCCGAGCCGGTGGTCGACCTCGACGCGGCCGAGTGGGCGCGTGCGTTCAGCGAGCACCAGATCCGTCGCATGCTGCACCTGTCCAACGAGTACGTCGCGAGAAACGAGTTCGACGCGATGTGCAAGGAGATGCTGCGCGTGCTGCGGCAGTGGCGCGACGGCCACGGCGAGCAGTGGATGCCGTTCTGGCGGATCAGCAAGCGGCTGAAATGGCCGCCGCGCGTCCACGACGACGTCCGCCAGACCCTGATCAACTCGCACGAGATCGAATACCGGGAGCTGGCGACCGGCGGCAGGCCGACCCGCCAGTACCGGTTGCGGGGGCAAAAGCAGGCGCAAGAAGTGGCGCAACAAGTCAAGAAGTCGGCCGGTGAGCCGGCGAACTAAGGGTCAAGATGTCCGATCCGGCGGCAAGAAGGGTCAAAAAGTCGGCAAAAAGTCTGGGCAAAAAACGGCCCTGAGAGCGCAGGAACAATGCTTTTACTACTACACACACACTTTTTGACTTTTTACCCACCCCCTCACACCCATGCGTGCGCATGCGCGTGTACGCGAGGGGTGGGTCAAAAAGTCAAAAAGTCAGTGAGTCGCGGTTCCTTCCCGGCGCGAGGCGCTGCTGACGCCACGGGAACGAGTCGGGGTATGAGCCAGAGTTTGTAGGAAACGTGGCGAATCGACATTCCACCTGATGAGGCATGACAGATGCATGGATGCACAACAGAAAAACTCGCAGTGGCGACGTACCGCCGGCCGCATGGCCAGCAGACTCAAGATCGACCTGGGCAACGGGCGGATGCTTCACGATCCCTGGTCGCGGGCCGCTCACAGCATGGTGCAGGGATGGCGGATTCGGCTCAGCCGACCGCCAGCCAGAGGGAACAGACGGCTCGCACCACGGCCGACGTGGAAAACCTTCGCTCAGCGCGGAGTCGGAGTCTTGGCCTCCAAGAAGAACCACGCGGCGAAAAGCCAGTGGAAGCTGTGGGCGAACCGTCGCGTCACCGCGGGCAGTCGCTACATCTCCAAGAGCAAGCGGACGTGGTAAGCCTCCCGAGGCCCACCGGCACGGTGTCAACCAAGAACGTGATGTGCCTGCTGGAATACCAGGCGTATCGCTGCGCATTGACCGGCCGTGAATTGACGCCGGAGACGTCATCGCTGGACCACATCGTCCCGATCCGTTGCGGCGGCGAGCATGCAATCGAGAACGCACAGGTCCTGCATCAGGATGTGAACCGAGCCAAGGGTTCGCTGACCAACGAGCAATTCGTCGGCATGTGCCGCGAGATCGTCAGATGGAACGAGCGCCACGATGCGCGAAAGGAGTCGCAATGAACGTTGTCAAGGATTCAGCAAAGACTGTATTCGCGGTCAGGCTCCGTGAAATCAACGACATCAAGCCCTACGAGCGCAACCCGCGCATCAACGACGGCGCGGTGGACGCCGTCGCCGACTCGCTGCGGCAGTTCGGGTTCCGCCAGCCGATCGTGGTGGACGCCGACGGCGTGATCATCGCCGGCCATACGCGCTGGAAGGCGGCGCAGAAGCTGGGGCTGGCCAAAGTGCCGGTCCACGTCGCCACCGACCTGACGCCGGATCAGGTGCGCGCCTACCGCATCGCCGACAACAAGACCGGCGAGCTGGCCGAGTGGGACCTGGAAATTCTGCCGATCGAGCTGAACGAGCTGCGCGAAGGCGGTTTCGACATGGAGGTCCTCGCGTTCGACGACGAGGAACTGGCGAAGCTGCTCAACGACGCCGAGGGGGTGACCGAAGGGCTGACCGACCCGGACTCGGTGCCCGAGCCGCCGGACGACCCGATCACGCAGCGCGGCGACATCTGGGTGCTCGGTGATCACCGCTTGCTCTGCGGTGACAGTTCCAGCATCGACGATCTCGACCGGCTGCTGGACGGCGCGACCATCGACCTGATCAATACTGATCCGCCATATAACGTCCGCGTCGAACCGCGCAGCAACAACGCGATTGCCGCAGGCAACTCGTCGTTCAAGGCCGCGAAAGGTTCGGGCGTATCCGGGGGGCATCATCAGAAGTTCGACCTGCAACGGCACCCGGAGAAGGCCAAGGGCACGCACAAGAAGATGCGGGCCAAGGACCGGCCGCTGGAGAACGATTTCGTCACGGCCGAGGCATTCGACGAGATGCTCCTGGCGTGGTTTGGTAATGCCTCGCGCGTGCTCAAGCCCGGCGGTTCGTTCTACGTCTGGGGCGGGTACGCCAACCTCGGCAACTATCCCGGCCCGCTCAAAGCGACGGGCTTGTACTTCAGCCAGGGCATCGTGTGGGACAAGCAGCACCCGGTGCTGACGCGCAAGGATTTCATGGGCGCGTTCGAGATCTGCTTCTACGGCTGGAAGGAAGGAGCGGGCCATCACTTCTACGGCCCGAACAACGCGACCGACCTCTGGCACATCAAGAAGGTCAACCCGCAGTCGATGGTTCACCTGACCGAGAAGCCGGTCGAGCTGGCGGTGCGGGCGATCCAGTTCTCATCGAAGCCCGGCGGGAACGTGCTCGACCTGTTCGGCGGCAGCGGCTCGACGCTCATCGGCTGCGAGCAGACGGGCCGACGCGCGTTCCTGATGGAGATCGACCAGGCGTATTGCGACGTGATCGTTCAGCGCTGGGAGCAATTCACCGGGCGCAAGGCCGAACGCATCGCCGCGCCGGTAACCGAGATGCCGCAGAAAACCTCGGCCGACGAGGCCGAGGTGGAAGAGGTGGTGGATTGATGATCTCAGTACGGCAGTTCAGCCAGGAACGTGAACTCGATCATCGCGTCCTCGTAGAGGATGTTCGACGCGGGGTAATTGCGTCGGCCGCGCGTGACCACACACCCGCGCTCTTTCATGAATTCGAGCGCGACGTTGACCTGCGTGAAGGGCAGGTCGAGCGCCTTGGCCAGTGGGTCGAGCGTGACGCCATCGCCAGCGCGCTCCTCGATCGCGTAGGCGACCTCCTCGTACACCTCGCGCGTGCATCGGTGCGTGTACATCCGGCCATCGGGGAAGATCACCTTCCGCTCGAGGACGCCGTCGACGACGTCGAAGATCACGTTGCGTTGCCGGTGCCGGGTCGCCATCGCTCACGCTCCCTTCTTGCTACCGGGGGCGGCGGCGCTGAGCGTGAAGCGGCCGCGTTCGACCTTCACGAACCGGCTGTCCGCGCCCTTGGTGTTCATCTCACGCAAGATCGAGGCGTACAGCGTGCTGGCCGGGGTCTTGCCCGCGCGCGGCGTCCACAGCCCGCGCTCGGTGGCCTGGGCGACCATCTCGCGCGTGTTGAGCGGCTCGGTCGATTCGGCCAGGACCTGTGCCGCCGCGTTGAGAAGGCTCAGGGGTTTGGCCTTGGAGCCGTCGCGTTTGGCACCCTTGGCCCGACGTTGGCCCGTGTCGCGTTTCTTTCCGCGCTTGGCGTCCTTGGTCGCCTGAGCGGGTTTGGCCGCCGTGTCGGGAACGTCGCCCAGACGCTTACGCAGGCGCTGGGCGCTCTTGACCCGGATGGTCTTGCCGGTCTTGACGCTGGTGCCTTCCCATCCACCGTTGTCGTGCTCTGCGGTGATCTTCACCGGCACAAGGTTGCTTGCGACCTTCACGAGGTAGGTCGCGCCAATCTGTACGTCGGACTTCTTCATTGCGGGTCTCCTTGTAGGAGGGTGAAAGAAATAAGCTCAGCGACATTCGCTGAGCAGGTCTTCGATCTCTTGCGGCTCGCCGTTGGAGAGGAAGGCGAGTGTTTCGATCAACTTTTCGCGGACGTGCCCGAGGTCGCCGGCGTAGCCCCAGTCGGTCGGGTTGGCCTTCGCGTTGGTCTTGTGCTTGTCGAGTTCGAGCTCGATCCAGTCCATCACGCGGGCAATGTCCTCGCGGTGTTCGTCGTAGCGTTCGCGGGCGGTCCGCTTCCGGGTGTGCTTGGTCATGGTGTGGTCCTTTCGTGGTTAGCAGGCGGCGTTCATCAGCTCGATGAAGTCACCGATCAGCGCGTCGATGTCGTCGATGCCCTGGGCTTTGAGCATCGCCTCGAACTTCTCGCGGCGCTCGCCGTCGGGGATGTGGCTATCGGCGGTCTGAAAGGCGCGAAGCATCAGGAGCATCGTGGTCTTCGCGTCGCCGTGGTTGGTCTTGGAGGTCGTCATGGTGTTCTCCTTGGTCGGGGGTTCTTGGTGCTGGTTTCAGGTGCGGCAGGTGACCTTGCCGCCGCTGGTTCGGACCCGGTACGTCTCGATGTGGCCGTCGACGATCAGCTTGACCGTGACCGTGTCGCGGTCGCTGGGGTAGGCGTCGAAGACTTCGAACCAGTCGTTGGCGAACCAGATCACGTCGCCGGGTTTGAGGTCATGCCAGTCGCGTTGGGTGGCGTTATCGTCGTTGTTTCGCGGGGCGTTCCGCATGGCGTATCTCCTTGTTGCGGCTTGCGTTACACACACATTGAGCCAGCATTCCGCGTGAACATCAAGGCAATTAACCGCCTGTCCCAAAAGAACTGACAGATTCTCGCAAGCATGCCGTGGGGCTAGAGATATGGCCGCCGAATCATTGAAAATTACGGCCCTGACGCCGCAGCAAGCCGCCAAGGTTCTCGCGGCGGCCTACGGGCGGCGCATCACCGAGCAGCAGGTCCGGCGGATCGCTGAGGCCGGCGAACTGCTGCGCGCCGACGGGACGTTCAGCCTCATCGAATACGTCGCCTACTTGGCGCGGGAGGCGACCCATGGCTGACCCCGGCACCACCCGCATGAACCCGCGCAAGTTGCGGCCCGCGGAACTGCTTCGGCTGGTCAACGCCGCCGGCCTCGGCAGCGTGCTGACCGAGTCGCAGTTGCGCCGCCAGCGCAACCAGGCCGGCTATACGATCGGCGATGCGAACACGATCGACCTGTTCCGCTACGCCGCGTGGCTGACCTTGGAACATCTCGAGCCGAAGGACGGGCCGCTCAGTTACGACGAGCAGAAGGCGCGGCAGTCCGAGCGCAACGCCGAGTCGGTTCGTTCGGCGCAGGACATCGGCGAGCTGCCGCAGGTCGCCGACCCCGAGCGCAAGTCGAAAGCGTGCGCATCGTTCCGATGCTTCTGCGAGACGTACTTTCCCGACGTGTTCTACCTGCCCTGGTCACCCGACCACGACAAGGTGATGGAAAAGATCGAGCGCGCCGTACTCAACGGCGGACTGTTTGCCGTGGCGATGCCGCGCGGCAGCGGCAAGACGGTGCTCATGCAGATGGCGTGTCTCTGGTCGGCGCTGATCGGCGCGACGCCGTTCGTCTGCCTAATCGCCGCCAGCGCCGATCGCGCCAAGGACCTGCTGGAGAACATCAAGGTCTGGTTCGAGACCAATCCGCTGCTTGAGGCGGACTTCCCCGAGGTCTGTCATCCGATCAAGGCGCTCGAGCGCATCACGAACCGGCAGAAGGGTCAGAAGTACCAGGGCGAACCGACGCGGATCGAATGGGCGTCGGACAAGATCGTGCTGCCGACGATCCCCGGCTCGAAAGCGTCGGGCGTGGTGATCTCGTGCTCGGGCATGAAGGGATCGGACATCCGCGGCCAGAACCACGCACGGGCCGACGGCCAGGTCGTGCGCCCGCAGCTGGTCATGGTCGACGACCCGCAGACCACCGAGTCGGCGTGGTCGCCGTCGCAAAGCCAGCGCCGCGAGGCGATCCTCGCCGGCGACGTGCTGGGCATGGCCGGGCCGGGCAAGAAGATCGCGGGCTTGATGGCCTGCACCGTCATTCGCCCCGACGACATGGCCGACCGTTTGCTCGATCGGGACAAGCACCCGGAGTGGCAAGGCGAGCGGACGAAGATGGTCTACAGCTTCCCGAGCAACGAGAAGTTCTGGGCCAGGTACGCCGAATTGCGGGCTGATTCGCTGCGCAACGACGGAGACGGCGCGGAAGCGACCGCGTTTTACCGCGACCACCGCGACACCATGGACGCCGGCGCGGTCGTCGCCTGGTCGCAGCGGTTCAACGAGGACGAGATCAGCGCCGTCCAGCACGCGATGAATCTCAAGCTCCGCGACGAGGCGGCGTTCTGGGCCGAGTATCAGAACGAACCCATGGTCGAAACCGAGGGCGACGAGATGCTCTCGGCCGACGAGATCGCCGCGAAGACCAACGGTTACCCGCGCAACGGCATCCCCATCGGCTGCAATCACGTCACCATGTTCATCGATGTGCAGCAGAAGGCGCTGTACTGGATGCTCTGCGGCTTCGAGGACGACTTCACCGGGTGCGTCCTCGACTACGGCACCTGGCCGGATCAGAAGCGACCGTACTTCACGCTCACCGACATGCGGCACACGCTGGCCCGCGCCAAACCCGGGGCCGGCCTTGAAGGCCAGATTTATCACGGGCTTGAGCAGTTGACCGAGCAGATGCTGCCGCGCGTCCATAGGCGCGAAGACGGGGCCGAGATGCGCATTGACCGCTGCCTGATCGACGCCAACTGGGGACAGTCGACGGACGTCATCTACCAGTTCTGCCGCCAGAGCGGACACGCGTCAGTGCTGTTGCCCAGCCACGGCAAGTACGTGGGCGCGTCGAGCATCCCGTTCAGCGAGTACAAGCGCAAGCGCGGCGACCGCGTCGGCCATCACTGGCGCATCCCCAACACGACCGGGCGGCGGCAGGTTCGCCACGTGCTGGTCGACACGAACTACTGGAAGAGCTTCGTGCATGCGCGTCTTGGCGTGGCGATGGGCGATCCGGGCTGCCTGAGTCTGTTCGGCCGCGACGGTGGCGCGCACCGCCTGTTGGCCGATCACCTGACCGCCGAGTTCCGCGTCAAGACGATGGCGCGCGATCGCGTCGTGGACGAGTGGAAGCTGCGCGCCAACCGCCCCGACAACCACTGGTTCGACTGTCTCGTCGGCTGCGCCGTCGCCGCGAGTATCCAGGGCGCAAGCCTCGACGGCGTGGCCGGCGCAAGCCGTGCGCCCGCCCAGCGCGTCAAGCTGTCGGCGCTTCAGCGCACGCGCGGCGGCTGAACTCCTATTCTCCGATCCACCCCTTGTAGAGAGCCCGAATCAACGCGTGCTTGAGCATGGTGTCCAGATCATTTTCCGTGACGACCACGGCAACGCTTCTCGCTGCATAAGGCCCCACGACAACGTCCGAATAGATTTCAGTTGGCATTCCGATGTATTCGGTAGGCAACTGCGACTCGGATCGCACGTGGTGCCCGGTGCGGTCCTTGACCACGCTGGCAACTCGCTTCGTCGTGTTGAAGTCATTGGCTCCAGTGAACTCGACGACGGGCACCAGCTTCGGCGGTTCGCCGAAGAACACGACCACGCGTCGGCGGTCCTGACCCGCCGCTTTACGGTTGCCCAAGCCAATCACGACATGCTTCGTACCTGTCTTCAGCGTCACGTCAGCTTCGAAGGCCGAGTCGTACCGCTCGACCGTCCCGTCGGGCCACCGAAACTCGAACGGCTCACGTTCTGACCAGTCCGCCCCGGTTGCATCGGGAACAACGGGGTCGCCAGGGGGGCGGGAATCATTGCCGCCTCCCATGAATCTCCGAAGCGATTCATTAGTCACCCTCCAGTGACTGCCCACGCGAAAGCCGTTTAACCTGCCAGATTCCAGTTCAGCGACCACGTCGTTGGCTGATACTCGCAGGATTTCAGCGATCTCGTCAGGCATTAGGACTTCCTTTTGCAGTTGGTTCATGACGCACTCCTTAAGTAGGTTGATATACTATATTCACTGTAACTTACAGTGTCAAGTAAGTTGTGCTTGTTTGACTCCGCATCTCCGATTCTCGATGGGCCAGCGTGGGACACTTTCTCCCCGACTGCAGATGTAGAGGGTGCCGGACAGAAACCACCGGACCCTCGCATGGCAGACAACGACATCGACAACACGATCAAGGACAACGCCGCCGGGCCACGGAAGGCCAGCGGGGATTCGGGTGCGGTCGAGCAGCACGGTCTTGCGGACCAAATCGCCGCCGACAAGTACCTCGAATCCAAGAAGGCCAGCCGGTCGAAGGGACTCGGCATCAAGCTGGTCAAGGTGGAACCGGGAGGGACCGTCTGATGTGGCCGTTCCGCAGAAAAGCGAAGGCCCTTCGGAATGGGTCCCTCCCGGCGACGCCGGTGACGGGAAGTGCGATGGCCCTGCTGGCGCGATACGACGCCGCCGTCACCACGGTGGAGAACGCCCGGCACTGGGCCAACGCCGACGGCCTGTCCGCCGACGCCGCCGCGTCCGCCGAAGTGCGGCGCATCCTCCGCAACCGCAGCCGGTACGAGGTCGCAAACAACTCCTACGCCAAGGGCATCGTCCTGACGCTGGCCAACGACGTAATCGGAACCGGTCCCCGGTTGCAACTGCTGACCGAGGACCCCGACGCGAACCACCAGGTCGAACAGGCGTTCATGGCGTGGGCGACCGAGATTCGACTGCCGGAAAAACTCCGCACCATGCGGATGGCCAAGGCGGCCGACGGCGAGGCTTTCGCGATCCTCATCAACAACCATCGACTCGCCGCGCCCGGCACGCTCGACATCCGGATCGTAGAAGCCGACCGCGTGGCGACGCCCGTCTCGAAGCTCGGCGGTCAGGGAATCATCGACGGCATTCAGTTCGACCGCTTCGACAAGCCCGCGACGTACTTCGTCTTGCGTGGGCATCCGGGAGGCGACGGCCTGTTCGAGACGCTCACTGACGAGTACCTGCCGTACGACGCCAACGCCGTGATTCACTGGTTCCGCTCTGACCGGCCCGAGCAGCATCGCGGTGTGCCGGAGATCACGCCGGCGCTGCCGCTGTTCGCCCAACTTCGGCGATACACGCTGGCGGTGTTGGCAGCGGCCGAGACCGCCGCCGACTTCGCCGCCGTGCTCTACACCGACGCGCCGGCCAACGGCGAGGCCGCCGCTGTCGAACCGATGGACGTGGTCGCGCTCGAGAAGCGCATGGCGACCACGCTGCCCGACGGCTGGAAACTGGGTCAGATCAAAGCCGAGCAGCCCGGCACGACCTACGGCGAGTTCAAGCGCGAGCTGCTCAACGAGATCGCCCGCTGCCTGAACATGCCGTTCAACGTCGCGGCGGGTAACTCGTCGGGCTACAACTACGCCTCCGGGCGTCTGGACCATCAAACCTACTTCAAGTCCATCCGCGTCGAGCAATCCGGCTGCAACGCCGTCGTGCTCGATCGCATCTTCACCGCCTGGCTCGCGGAACTGGTCTCGTCCGGTGAGTTCTCATTCCTGCGCGGTCAGCCCGTGCCCGCTCACCAGTGGTTTTGGGACGGCATGGAACACGTCGACCCGGCCAAGGAAGCCAGCGCGCAGGCGACGCGCCTCAGCAGCCATACCACCACGCTCGCCAACGAGTACGCGCGACAGGGCAAGGACTGGGAGACCGAACTGCGCCAGCGTGCGAAGGAACGCGCGCTGATGGACGAATTGGGCCTGACGACTCAGGCCGCCGCGCCTCAACCCGAAGAACCCGACGATTCCGAAGACACGGAGGTCGATCCGAGTGACGAACAAGACCGACAACAAGCCGCCTGACGAACTGCGGATGATCGCGCCGCTGGAGATCACCCCCGGAAGCGAATCCGCTCGCCACGGTGGAGACATGACAGCTTCCGGGGGTGGGCTGCCGCGATTCAGCATGGTCGCCTATACCGGCGGGCTGATGCGTATCGCGGGATTCCCGCACCCGGTCGTCGTCGACCTGGAGGGGGTCGCGATCAACAGCCAGTCGCTGCCGATCCGCCTCGATCACCGGCCCACGCAGGGCGTCGGCCACACGACCCGCATCGCCATCGACAAGGGCCAGGTCGTCGCGGAGGGCTTGATCAGCCGCGACACGAGTTGGGCGCGGGACGTGGCCCGCAGCGGGACCAACGGCTTTCCCTGGCAGGCGAGCATCGGCGCTTCGGTGATCGAGGCCGAGTTCGTCCCGACGGGCCACACCGTCATCGTCAACGGACGGGATTTCGCCGGGCCGGTTCACGTGGTCCGCAAGTCCGTCCTCAAGGAAATCAGCTTCGTGGACAGCGGTGCCGACACGCGCACCAGCGCCACCATCGCAGCGAACCAGAACAGTTCAGAAGGGACCGTCATGGAAGACACCGTCAAAGCGAACGACAACGTGACCGACACCGATCAGGCCCGCATTTCCGGGGGCGCGCCGCAGAATCCGCCCGCCGGCAAGGAAGGCAAGGCCGCGCCCAAGACGCCCGACACGGTCAACGCCTCCGGCGACGGCGACCCGGCGGCGCACGACACGATCGCCGAGATGCGCGCCGCCGCCGCGAACGAGTCGAAGCGGATCACCGCGATTCGCAAGCTCTGCAACCCGTCCGGGGGGGCTGCGGGGAACGGGCATCCCGACGTCGAGGCCAAGGCCATCGAGGAGGGCTGGGACGTCAACCGGTGCGAACTCGAACTGCTGCGCGCATCGCGCGGCGAGGCCCCGGGCATGATCGCCCGCCGCACCGAAACCACGCCCAAGGTCATCGAGGCCGCCGCGTGCCTGGCGACGAACATGTTCGAGGATGAACGGCTCGTCCGTGACTACGGCGAGCAGACGCTGGAGGCGGCGTACCGGTTCCGCGACATCGGCGTGGCGGGTGTGATCCGTCTGGCCGCCGCCGCCGAGGGGCACCACATCCCGGCCGTCGGCGCTTCGCCCAGCGAGATTCTCGAGGCGGCCGCCAGCACGATGAGCCTTCCGGGCATCATGTCCAACATTGCCAACAAGAGCCTGATCGCGGGCTTCGAGTTCGTCGAGAACGCCTGGCGGCGCATCGCCAAGATCGGCTCGGTGCGCGACTTCAAGACGGTCACCCGCTACCGGTTCATCGACGGCTTCGGTTTCGATCCGCTGCCGCCGCACGGCGAGATCAAGCACGGTCAGGTCGGCGAGGAGTCGTACACCAACAAGGCCGACACCTACGCAAAGATGTTCGGCATCGACCGCCGGGACATCGTCAACGACGACCTCGACGCGCTCAAGGACGTGCCGTTCCGCATCGGCGAGGGCGCGTCGCTCACGATCAACAAGGTGTTCTGGACGCTCTGGCTGAGCAACCCGAACAGCTTCTTCTCAGCTGGCAACAAGAACTACAAGACCGGCGCGAACACCGCGCTGAGCATCGACGGCCTGACGCTGGCCCGCGAGACGTTCAGCAAGCAGCGCCGCCCCGCCGCCGACGGCAAGAAGGACCCGCTGGGCATCAAGCCGAAGCTGCTGCTGGTGCCCGCCGCCCTCGAAATCCAGGCCGATGTGCTGATGAACTCCACGATCGTGGAGCAGGACACCTCCACGCCCAAGGGCAACCGCAACCCGCACGCCAGCAAGTTCACGGTCGTGTCCAGCGACTACCTCGATAACGAGGACTACGCCGGCTCCAGCGCCAAGGCGTGGTATCTGCTGGCCGAGCCGAACGCGATCCCTTCGATCGAGGTCGTGTTCCTCAACGGCAAGCAGGTGCCCACCGTCGAGCGCGGCGACATGGTCTTCAACAAGCTCGGCATCGAGTTCCGCGGCTACCTCGACTTCGGCGTGAAGGAACAGGACTACCGCGGCGCTCTGAAGATGAAGGGCGAGTGAGGCGGAGGATGATCGCGATGACCGATGACACCCTGCAATCCACCGGAGCAATCGACGAGGACTCATCCGCCACCGAAACGTGGCGGACGATCTCCGGCTCCGACGGGCTCTACAGCGTCAGCAGCAACGGGCGCATCCGGAGCCACTTCCATGGCCGTATTCGAGTTCTGGCGTGTTGCCACGACAGCAAAGGCTACCGGCAGTTTGCGATGTCGCTGCCCGGCAGCCGACGCTTGCGGATGAAGGTTCACCGGGCCGTCGCATTGAACTTCCTCGGACCTCGTCCGCCGGGCGCGCAGATCAACCACATCTCCGGCGACAAGGAGGACAACTCGGTCGCCAATCTCGAGTACGTCTCGTGTCGCGAGAACGTGCGACATGCGTGGGACAAAGGGCTGCGAACGCCCGAACAGGTGCAAGGCGAACGACACGGGCGATCCAAACTGACGAACGCCCAAGTGCGGAACATCCGGGTCAGTCACGGAGACATGACGGCGCGTGAGTTGGCCATCAAGCACGGCGTGAGTACGCAGTGCATCAACCTGATCCTCAACTACAAGACGTGGCAACACGTCGCTTGAAAGGACACTACTCATGAACGCAAACTTTGTGCATGACGGTGACGCCATCGACTACACCCCCACGGCTGACGTGGCCGCCGGCGACGTGGTGGTCCAGGAAGACCTGATCGGCTTGGCCAAGCGCGACATCCCGGCAGACACGCTCGGCGCACTGCACGTGACCGGCGTGTTCGACTTCCCCAAGGCGACCGGTAGCGGCACGGCGATCGCGTTCGGGAAGAAGGTGAACTGGGACGCAACCAACAAGGTCGTGACCACAACCGCCGGGACCAACAAACCGCTGGGCAAGACCGTTGCCGCCGCCGGCGACAACGACGCTTTCGTCCGCGTGCGACTGACCCAGTAGGAGATGGTCGTGACAGACCTGCTCAAACAAGGATCGGATTGGCTGGAGCGCATGCGCACCACGCACATGTCCAGTCCTATCGAGTATCGCAGGCCGCCGGCGACCGAGTCCGTGACCGTCAACGCGACGTTCGGTCGAACGGAGATCGAACTCGCGGATGAAGGGGGCACCACGATCGCGTCGCACGTGTGGGATTTCCTGATCCTCGCCGAGGAACTGACCGTCGGCGAGCCGGAACCGGGCGACGTGATTGTCGCCAACGGCAGGCGGTACGAAGTCATGGCGCTCGGCGACGACATCAAGGGCTGGCGGTGGAGCGACCCATACCGGCAGACGTACCGGATTCACACGAAGGACATCAGAGCGACGACGTGAGTGACACGACCATCGACACCACGCAGAAGCAACTCGAAGCGATCAATCGCAAGCTCGATCGCCTCGACGAAGCGATCCGTGGCAACGGGAAACCCGGCATCCTGATCCGTCTTGATCGATTGGAGCAGGACGCCAAGCGTCAGAGCAAGCTGATCTGGCTGATCGTCGGCGCACTGCT